AGAGATTATGGTTAGAGTTATTCAATTAGCTGGCCCCGGTTTCCAACGTAACTCAGCAGCAACTGTTGCTAGAAAGGGAGCAGATACCCCTCTTATAGAGACCTCAGAACTAATGGCTGATATTGAAAGCAAGTTAGTTAGAGATACAGGTAATAAACGTAGAACAGGGTTAAATACGGTGGCTCAATAATGTCAAGTACCTTACCACAGTTATGTACTCTCTCAGGGCAAACTGTTGATAGAAAACGTAGAGGTGTTTCCACTTATGTAGGTGGAAGATTAGTAGATGGTACAGACACACTTACCACAGGCTACTTTGCCTCAGTACAACCCCCTAACAGAGACCACATAAATTACATAAATCAATCCTTAGAAGGGACTAGGACTAAAGCTTGGATATCTGTGTATTGTGAACTTAATACTTTCAGAGAAGCAGACGATAGAAACAACATAAGAGCAGATATCGTTATATTCGAAGGAAATGAATACGAAGTTCAAAGAGCAACACATAGAACTGGTAGACACTTAAACCACGATATGATATTAGCTGTGAGGTTAGATTAATGGCTATAGATATTAAAGCTCTAGAAGACAGCGTACAAGCTATCCTAGAGCCTGTAGTACAGGCAATTGATGCAGCAGCTATATTAATTATAGAGCCAAATAACGGAATTGTACCTAGTACATCTTACGCCTCAATGAAGACTTTCCCACTAAGTAAAACTGGGTTCTCCATTGTAGGTGACGTAGATGATAATGGGGACATTCCAGTAAGAGCGGAATATGATATTACTTTCCAATTCTCTTCCTTTGGCCCTAACTCAAAAAACATTATATCAAATTTAAGTTTTGCTATTACGGATAATATTATTATTCACGAAAGCTTAACTTCTATAAACCTCTTCCAATTCGATTCACCGATTATTACAGATATACCTGTGTTCGAAAATACAAATTGGGAAGAGAGGAACCAATCTACAATATCATTTCACTACGCCCATGAAGAACTTGTACACGTTAGTTTAATTGAACAAGTTACTATTGATGGTCTGTACAGAGATATTGCGGATAATATTGTATTACAAACTTCCCAAACTATAAACGCCCCTTAAAGGACAAAATAAATGAGTGATATTGAACAAATCATTGATGTACAGGTATCTCGTGAATCTACTGCGGTAACGCAAGCTGGATTTGGAGTTATGATGTTTCTTGATCTACACAAAAGGTTTAATGAAAGAGCCGCAGAATATTCTAACTTAGCAGCTATGGTTAGTGCTGGTTTTGAAGTAACAGATAAAGCTTATCTTGCTGCTTCTGTATACTTCGGTCAACCTATTTCCCCTACTAAAATAGTCATTGGTAGACAAGCTGCTGCTGACGTACAGGTAATTACTTATCTTGCTGCTGCTGGTGCTGGTGAAGTATACACAGTAACTATAGATGGTGGTAATGGCCCTGAGATCTTCACATACACATCTACTGGTGTTGAAACAGCAATCGTTGTTGCTGCTGGTATGGAAGCTCTAGTTAATGCCTCTGGTACTTTAGCGGTTACTCACGACGATGCTGCTGCTGATGGTACTGCTACACTTACTCCTGATATTGCTCTAGCTCCATATACTCTTAAGCTTTCTAGTAATATTACAGACGCACTAACTACTACTGAGACTCTTACAGACGCTCTTGGGTTGGTTGATGCGGCTTCTGACTTCTACGGAATATCTACATATACTCACCTTGAAGCTGATATTCTTGAAGTCTCTGCTTATGCAAACGCTGGTAAATTTATCTACGGATACTCAACAGCTAATGCTACGGACAAGACTACAGCCCTTACAGCTATTGGTGGTCAACTAGAAACTTTAGCCTATGACCGTTCTTTCGGTACTTGGGATGAAGAAGCTGGTGTTGGTAATAGTGATGCTACTGAGTATCCTGAAGCTGCTTGGATGGGTGATAGGTTCCCTACTGCACCCGGATCATCTACTTGGATGTTTAAAACTTTAAGTGGTATCTCCGTTGACAACCTTACTACTATAGAGTCCACTAACCTACGCAACAAAAGTATTAATACTTACGAAACTATTGGCGGTGTCAATATTACTCGTGAAGGTAAAGTTGCTTCTGGTGAATATATTGACGTTATTCGTGGCGTTGATTGGCTTGAATCTAGAATGGAAGAAAGAATTTATAGTAGGTTTGTAAATCTTCCTAAGATACCTTATACAAATGCTGGTATTGCAATTATCGAAGCTGAAGTTAGAGCACAATTGCAAGAAGCTATTACAGCAGGGGTTATTGATGGAGAACAAGCTATTATAGTAACTGTTCCTAAGATTTCTCAAATTAGTGTCAACGACAGAGCTAACAGAATCTTACCAGCTATTACTTTTGAAGCTAAACTTGCTGGTGCAATTCATAAAGCTACTGTACGCGGTACTGTTACAGTATAACCGATTATTGGAGGTATGCTTTTGTCCTCTCTCGCACCCTCACGGGTATAGGTATGCCTCCTGCCTAAGAGAGAGAGACATTTATACTTAATTCATAGAAGGAATAATTATTGTGGCAGTAAAAACATATAGCCCTAAAGATATTACAGTTATTGTAGCTGGTACTATCATCACTGGATTTGCAGAGGATACTTTTGTTACACTTGAAAGAGATTCAGACGCATTTGTAAAAATTGTAGGTGCTGACGGTGAAGTAGCACGTTCTGCTTCTGCTGATCTATCCGGTACAATCGTCCTAACACTCTTAGGCACAAGTAATAGTAACGATATACTCTCTGCACTTTCATCAGCAGATCAACTTTCTTTGTCTGGTGAATTCCCGGTTCTTATTAAAGATGAACTAGGTAATTCTCTACACACAGCACCTTCCGCTTGGATTCAAAAGACCGCATCCAAAGAATACGCTGCTGAAGTTGGTGATAATGAGTGGACACTACAGTGCTCTGAATTACTAGAGTTCGTAGGAAGTAACTAAATAACACTAAGATAATAATCTGTATAAGGGTAACAGTAAGACACCTCATACAATAAACGTTCTATTTCAGTGATATGATCCTTGGTATGATTTAAAAAGGCCAACTTAACCTTATTTGGAGGCAAATACATATGACAACTATTATAGAAGATAAAGAAGTAACTATAGGCGAATCAGATTACAGAATACAACCTTTTCCAGCCTTTAAAGGTCTTACTATACTTAAAAAATTAACAAAAATTTTAGGCCCAAGTATGACAGCCCTAATGGGTAGTTCTGATGGAGGAGAAGTTGAAGTAGGTAGTCTTGAGAAAGCTATTGAATTGCTTGTAGAGAATTTTGATGGTGACGGAGTGGAAGCTCTTATAAAAGATTTGATAGGTTCTGTAACTAAAAACGGAAAACCTATTCAATTTGATATTGAATTTATGGCTGACTACGGAAAACTGTTAAAGCTTGTAGCGGAAGTTGTTAAACTTAACTATGCTTCTGTTTTTCAACTAGGCGGTTTTCTCCAAGATTAGAGTCTGAGGGTAAAGAGAAATCGTCGTTACTTCTTAGAATTGAAAAGAAATCAGAATTAAACTGGTTTATTTGGAGGCCCATTCTAGCTAAAGTTGTTACTCTAGAAGAATTAAAAACCTCGTATACAACCCAAGACTTGTATGACTTACATGAGGCTTTAGACATTAAACAGGCAATAGAAGAAGCTGCTAGTGAAAAAGCCAAAAAAGCGAAGTAAATATTATTAATTTAAGAGGTTTTAATGTCTAAGAGTGTACAAATAGCCAGCGTCTTTACCGCTATTGGCTTCAAAGTTAATAAGAAAGATTTAGACAAGCTTCAAAAACAATTAGTCGACCTCAAAAAACAACTAACTAAGTTACAAAGTGTTGCGAAGCTTAATATAAACCCCAACACACAAGGACTGCAATCAGCTCGTAGAGAGCTTATGGGCATTAACAGAGAACTAGCTAAGATAAAAACTAAAGCGATCAGGGTTAATGTTAACCGTGGTACTACAGGTAGCGGCGTTACAGGTAGTAGAGGATCAACTGCTAGAGGTGTAGCTGGTGGTGCTTTTGCGGGTAGTGCTTTATCAGATGCAGGGCAGTTTAGTAGGGGGGCTGGGGCGGTAGGTATAGCCGCTTTTGCAGGAGCTGGTATATTCCAAACTACAGCTAAGATTGATGCTATTAAAAACGCCTTGGGTGCTGCCGCTGGTGGTGCTGAAGAAGGTGCAAAGCAATTTAAATTTCTAGAAGATACATCTGAAAGAATTGGTATTAACTTAATTGATAATGCTAGATCCTATCAAAACTTCTTAGCTGCTTCTAACGCTGTAGGTTTTAGTACAGACAATGCTCAGAAATCTTTTACCGCTACTGCAAGTGCAGCTAGAGTATTAGGTTTGAGTGCTGCGGATACTAATGGTGCTATGAGAGCGATGACTCAGATTCTGTCTAAAGGTACAGTACAGGCTGAAGAATTGAGAGGCCAGTTAGGTGAGAG